TTGCCGAGCGTGAGCGTGGAATAGACAAAAGAGCCGTTAGAGCCGCTTACTGCTACGGGTTGGACTGTTTGTACCGGCACCGTGTAAGACGCGACTACAGAGCCGTTAGACGTGTAGAAACTGGCTCCGTTGAGGTTGCCTAGCGTCAGCGTGGAGAATATGAAGCTGCCATTGGAACCCGAGACTGCTACAGGTTGAACCGTTTGCGCGGGGAATGAGGCGGAAGCCGTAACTACGCTGGAATTGCTCATTCCGAACGTCACGTTATTGGCGTTGTTAAAGACTATCGTTCCGCTTGTTCCTGTCTGCGTTCCTGCCGCCAAGGCTCCCGGAGCGGTAGATTGGCTGTAACTGGCGCTGGCGGTAACCGTACTGCCATTCATTCCAAAGGAAATGTTGTTCGCATTCCCGAAAACAATCGAGCCATTGCTGGCGCTTGATCCGTTGGCAGAAATCGTCAGGTTTCCACCACTAGGGGCAGAGGCGGTTATATATCCGGCATTCATGCCGAAAGTTACGTTTCCTGCGCTTGAGCCGAAAGTTACAGTGCCGCTTGTAGCGTTCGTTGTGCCTGCGGCGATCTCTGCAATGCCTGCGGCAGCACCAGCGATAACGCTGGCAGTAACGGTGCCATTGGACAGTCCGAAGCTGACCCCGTTGGAGTTGCTAAATATCACCGTTCCCGTGGCCTGAGACTGCGTTCCGGCAGACAAAGCCGGTCCCGCCGTAAGAATGTAGGCGTTCGGGTTTAAAAGGCTAACAAGTTTAAAGTCGCTCATGAGTATGTAAGACTTGTTCTGTTAGCCCAAATGTTGTTATATGCCGCCGATCCATTGGCATACAGGACGCTAATTGTCGCACCCGCAACCGTGTTTGTTTTGGTTATCTTCCAAACCGCCGATGCTTCGCTCGATCCTGGCGGAGCGCTTCCGCTATAGGTGGCATTTGCTGTGCTTGTAGTATCAAAGCGGGAGGTTTCGTCCAGTGCCGTTGTAACGACTTGCCCAACAATAGGCAGAGGATTAGCGCTTGATACGCCAACCAGGTTCCCGCCAACATTGATACCAAGATAGTCAGCGCTGGTAGGTACAGCAGCGCCAGTAAGACCCGCAGCAGCATTCCCGCCACCTCCACCGCCACCACTGGTAAGCAGATTCCCGGAGGCATCTGCAAGCATCGGAACATAGGAAAGCGTCGATGCCTGCCAAAGCATCGGAACATTGAACGGCTCAACCGTTGTGCCGCTTGTTTCCAGGTACCCAATCGTTGCCCCGGTATGAGGGTTAACGTAATTGGGCATTATTGGCCGCCGCTAAGAATCCAACCTGCGTCACGTCTGGCGCGTTGTTGTAGTGCCGGATCGAACTGCACCGGCGTTTGCGGGTGCATGTTCGTGCGCATGATGAACCTGCGGCCCTTTGCGGCCTGCTGCATCACCATCTGAATCTGGCTAGGATCTGCCTTGCCAAATTCGGGCATCAGCAGTTCGGCAAGGTTCCAATGCATTGCGCCTTGATAGCCCTGCGGAAGCTGTACCGTGTCATTGATGGTGGAGAATTGATTCAGCACCGTATCGCAGAATAGGTGCATCTCTCCCTGGCTAGGATTGGGCCAGTAGTCAAGGATTCCTAGCGGGAAGGTCGGATGGTAGTAAACGGCTCTAGGCCACGGTCCTGGTAGAGTCTTTATGCCTATGCTTTGATATTCCTCAAAGGATAGGACCGCTACCGGGTAATCGAGCGTGCCAGCAGCAGAATTAACAACCCGCACGAAAGCAGAGTTAAGCCGCAGAGGCCTAGGAGCAGAGCTAGTAATTGCCTCACTTGGAATGCCCCCAGGATAAGGCAGATTCAGGTTATACGTTCCAATCGCGTTGGCCCCGTTCCCACCAAGCGCTGTACCCAGGCTTGTAATAGCGGTTCCGGCAGTGATGCCTGCCCCGGTAAGCAGTTGTCCGACTGACAGCGCTCCAGAAGCAAGAGCAGTGACCGTAAGAACGCTTCCCGAGATTGAGCCTGTAAAGCTTGCTCCCACAGATCCACCAGGTCCGAACGTGTATACGAACTGTCCACCCGTAAGCTCAAGAATTACCTCCTGCTGGCAAAAGATCATCTTGCGGTCATTTGACCACTGATCCAGCATCTCATTGAGAAGGTTAAAGCAATCACTAGCCGTAGCAGAATCCGGCTGTTCACCGGACGCCAAAGCTCCGATAGACCGGAGCGCGCTAGTAATTACGTTAAGAGGCTGAAAGGCCATCACTCAACCTCTATGTCTACGGCTTTCTCCACAATCTTAGGCTTTACTTCCGCCGCAGGCTGTCCATTTTGTTGCCAATGCAAAAATTGCTGGTAAGCAGGACTCGTAATGTCGCGCTCAATTACGGCACCATCAATACGAATGATCTGGCCTTGTGCGTCAATTTGATACATCGTTGGCTTTCCAGGTTAGCTCTGCAACGTAACAGGCCATACGTACATGATCGATGGTCCCGCAGCGCTTCCAATCGCATTGACAGAAAACCCGCCGTTAGTCGTCGGAACCACTACCGGCAAAGGCTCTGGCATCGCAGGCGGGAGAACGAACCCGTTCAGCGTCCCTGGCGTTCCATCAACCGGGAACACCATCGTTCCTGCCGATTGCGCTCCGCCAGTCTGGGAAAGCGGATAGACATTGACGTAAATCGCCGTTGTCCCCGTGTTCCAGAACATAGCCAAGCCAGCAGCGGCATCCGTGGCATTCACGGAAACCGCCACCGAAGCGTGTTGCGTATTGGCTACGGACAGCGCAGCAGGCGGACCAGCAACCCTATAGGCTAGGGAGATAGCCATTTAAGCCGCCGAGGCAGGAAGGTTGAACGGATTCTCAGGGCGCACCAGATTGATAAGCCAAGGGCCAGCAGGCGGGGTCAGGGCACCGGCAGTCGTATTCGACCAAAGCACGGCGAGCGTGTTAGCGGTCGTGATACGGAAGTTCCCCATGCTCAGGCCAGAGACAAGGCCACCAGCAGCCGTAATCGAAGTACCGGCAGGCGGGTTGTAGTCCATCGATGCAAGAACATCACCAGGATTTAGGCCAGCAACCGTTGCGGTAAGTTCTGCAACGCTCGTGGCTCCTACGGTTCCAGACCAGGTAAGAGAGGGAACGCTGATAATCCAGTCGTATTCCTCGTTACCGCGTCCAATAGTCGTTTGTGGCATTTACTACTCCTAAAAAGGCCCCTGCCCGAAGGCAGGGGTAATTACCACGGAGGATTAAGTTTGGAGGTCGTAACCGTAGATCAGCACGTCGCAAGTGGCGTTGACGCCACCAACAGCCGCCACAGTCGTGCCGACGTTCACAAACATCTGCGAAGCCGTAACGTCCGTGGTAACTGCGGTTGCAGCACGCACATATGCGAAGGTTGACGTGGTTTGACCAGTAAGCGCCGCAGTCGTCAGGAGCGCAGTACCACCTTGAGCCGCAGCCGTATAAATGCCAACCGTCGCAGCCGCGACGTTAGGCACCGAGCTATTGCTATTGCAGGTGATAACCGTGGTCGGGACAAAACTGGACGGGGTGATTACCGTCATCGGCGTATCGCCAGCCGCCGAAAGGTTTACACCCTTGGCAAAGCCGACAAGACGCAGGGCGTTTTGCTGGTCAAGTACAAAGTTACCGAAAGAACTGGAAGCAGGTCCGGGATTGGGCATGATTTCTCCTTAGTTAAGCCGCGATCCGGCAAGCAAGCTCTTGATAGAGCGGAGCCCAACCGTAGAGGATTTCAATCCGAGTCGGCAGAGCATCATTGTTGATCGTGTACTGACGCACGATCCGCAGCGACAGTCCGGTTTCCTCATCCGAGGCCCGACCAGCAAAGTCCACGCCTTCCGGTACCGGGAGGTCAGCCACAGCAAGCGTAAAGGCATTGCGGTGGAACAGGACGTTTTGCGGACTAACAACCGCCGTGGCCGTGGTACCCGCGATGGACAGCGGAGTAACCGTAGCAGTGGCAGAGGTCGAGCCGACATACACGTTCTGGAACTGGCCGCCAGTAATGATTGCCGGGGAGATGTTGACCGTGAAAGTACCGGCAGCAGCCGTGACCGTCGAGTTAACAACGAAGCTGCGCAGCACGTTACCGCCGTAGGTACCACGGTTCTGCGGGTTGACTGCAAACACGCCGGCAATCTGAATCGTATCGCCTTGATTCAGCGTCAGCGTCTGCGAGTTGGTCAGGGTAATGGTCGAGGAAGCGGCCCAGCCGGTAGACAGCGATCCGGTAAATGCGCCGGTCGTGTTAGCCGTAAGCGTTCCTGCCGTGGTGGCCCACGAACCGAAAGTATGGGAGACAATGTTTTGATCCATCTTCCAGTTCATGCCGCCAGAATCACGGCCCATCAGACCCTTGCGGTACTGCTCGCCAATGGCTTCCTGAGGAACAAACAGCCCCTTGATGCTATCGACAATAACCGCACTGGTGAACGGCTCAATCACAACCGCTCTACGGCCATCACGCGGACCACCTTCGGAGTCCACATAAGCCGCAGCCGTCAGGTAGGTAAGCAGACCCGTAGGCTTCGTACCAGGCACGCCAACGATATTGGCGGTACTGTTCTTTGCCATCAGGCAGCCATCACGGTCCACGCGATTGGCAACCGCAGCAATCGCAGGCTTCAGCACGCGGTCACCAAACAAGTCCATGGACAGCGCCATGTCTTGCGTGATGAACTGGCAATCGACGTGAAACTGAGTCGTCAGCACAACCGGGATGCTGGTTTCGTTGAAATCCTCAACGTTCAGCGCAGGTCCGGTAGTACCAATGAAACGGCCAGGACGGCGGACATTGACCGTATTCCCGATCTTCGCGCCAGAAACAGCGAATTGATCGTCGTAGTCGCGGTTCACTTCGGAGGCGAACGTAAGCTCGTTCTCCAAGATCATCAACGCAAGGTTGGTGACCTTACTAATGGTAATTAGATTATTGGCCATGAGCCAACTCCTATGAAAGTTGAAAGAAAGCCCAACTACAGCCCTCTGACTCTCATGGAGGTAGCACGATATATTCGCCGTTGACGCAGGCTAAACGTTCCGGTACTTCGCCCCGGATGGCGATACTTTAATGTTTAGAAAATACCACTAAATCATTATAAAGTCTAGCTATACATCTTCTTTTTCATCTCAGCACGGAATTGGCGGTCGTTAATAACCTCGCCATTTGAATCCACGCTGCCGCTAGTCGTGCTGCCAATACCTCTAACCGGCGTTATAGGGGCGGGCGCTGGCGCAATCTTCCTGCGAGCCATATTCCCCGGCATCTCTTCTGCCGGAGCCTTCTTGGCCTCTTTAGCGGCTTCCAATTGGGTTTCTATCTTGGCCTCGATCCGGCCTAAATACTTGAGCGCTGCCTTAACGCCCATTTCATTGATTTTTTCGGCTTCGTCCCGGTTCTTGGACAGGTAGTAATTGATATGCGGTCCAATGTCGGACTCATAAATAGCGTCAATTACGGTGCCGTGCGCCAGGTTCAGCGGATCGGCCATCACCTCATCGAAATCTTCATATTGCTTGGAGACTTTGGAATATTCCTTATTCCAGGCATCGACGATCTTCTTGCGTTCCGAAGACTCGCGCTCTGCCTGCTGGCGGGCAGCATCTTCCTTGCGCTCTTTGGCGGCCAACCACTTGCCGTAAGCCTTTCCAAATTCCACCGCATCGGTGAACTTTTCGGCCTTAGGCTCATCATCAGCGGCTTTGCCCTCGATTGCGTCAAGCCGCGCCTTTAGTGCATCTCGCTCTTTTTTGGCTTCTTCCGCAGTTGCGATAGCCTCGCGCTTTTGCTCCGCGAGTTTGGCAAGTCGCTCATCAATAGAATGCTTTTTCTTGGATTTGGCAGCATCATCTTCGGCGGGTTCAACAGCTTCCACCTTTGCTTCGGGATCAGCAGCAGGGGGAGTTTCTTCCTGCTTTGCGACAAATCCTTTGGCCGCATTGTATTCTTCCCGATTCGCATTCGTAAGCGTATTAACTGCCATTTAAACCTCCGTAGAATCCCGCTGGATTTCGGCTTCTTCTCGATCAGCCGCTTTTTCTGCTTCCCTTGCGCTAAGGTGATGCAACAACAATTGCACAACACCTTTCAACTCTTCGACCGACTGCGCCGAGTGCGCTTTCATGTTGATATCGTGCTGCCAGGTCTGATCCTGAATACGCTCTTTCTCCAGGTCCGCAGCAATCTTGAGCTTTGTCCGTTCCGTTTCGGCGCGTTCCTTGGCTTCCAGCCGGTGAGTCTCGGCAGCCTCTTTCTGAGCCTCTACGCTGGTCTTTAGCTTGTCCTGAATCGTCAGCCCTTGGATCTGCTGGCCTGCCTCCTGTAGCTGATGTTGCAGGCGCTTTATCATCATCTGCGCTTGAGGCGGAATTTCTGACTTGTCATCAATCTGAGCTAGCGGGTTAGCAGCCGCAAGTCGATCAGCGATGATATCCGCGCCAGGGAAATCCATATTGCGGAACAGCAAATCCCCTGCCTGCGCCATCAATTGCGGGTCTGCTTTGATCATCGAGGCGATCATTTCCGCGCCTTCTTCCCGCTTGGAGTTGTATCCAGGCCCGGTCTCCATCACAACATCATATTCCCCGACCGTAACATCGTTCTCGATCTTTCCGACTACTTGCGTATCGTTGATGGTAACCATGCTCGGCTTGCCATCATCACCGATGATCCGCATTACCCGGCGCTCACCGTAATACGTGGGAATCCACGACAGTGCGATTCGACCCAAATGCTTCATCGAGCGCGTCAGGTTGTCGTAAAAGTGGAAATTGCTCATATCCGATTGTTGCTGCATCGAATTAAGCGCTTTGCCGCTTTGATTCCCCGGCGCATTCATCGCAGGGTCAAACATGCCCAAAACCCGCTGTAGGTCGTTATGCGCACCCTCAGCTACTGAAATGAAGCCATCAGGGACGGGCGTTTGCGGTAACGGCTGCGGCGGCGGGAAGTCCTCGCCATCATCGCTCTTATGGTTGTAATGCAGTACAGGGATGCTTTTAACGTTCGCCTGGCTCCATTCATCCTCAAAGCCTGAATCCATTCCCGCTGCAAGCATCGTCTTGGCTTTTGGTGCCATGCAAACCGCTTCAACTACGGCGGTCTTCATGAAGTTAAGCAACCGTTGCGGGTCTTTCGCTGTCCGGACAACTCCGAACCGATAAGACCGGCCATCAACTATCATGTGCGCGCCATAGACCGGCACGACAGGAATGTACTTCCCCGGCAGGATGCGTTCTTCCAGCACATCAACAGCAGTTACTTTGTACCAGCAGACCTCCTTGCGCCAGCTAATCCGGTCGCCCTTGACCTTTACTCCTACCTTGTCCAATAGCGCTGTATCGGGCATTTCACTAGCCCAAAACGTATTTCCATCGGACAGGTGGACAAGCTTCTCTTTCTTCTTGTCTATCCGGTAATACTCGGCAACGCGGATATTGTCCTTGCTGATCCATTCACTCGTAACGTCACCCGTAGCCCGCCCCTGAAACTGCGTGGCGTCAGTATCCGGGTACATCCGCTCAAACTCATACCTGGGAATAAGATCCGTAATCAGGCATCGCTCCGAGTCCGAACCATCGGGCATCATGCTGTTGGGGTCGAAATACACGGAAAACGGGTTAAAGACAGGACGAATGACGATGTCCTGCTCCATCGACTCATCATTGACGTAATCTGCCGTCATGCGGATATAGCCACGGCCAATTCTTACGGCAAACTCGCCTGCAATGTC